AGTATACAGACAAAGCATCGGAAGTTAAGTTTGACAAGGCAATAACAGTGCACTCTGGGCACTCTGAGCGTGAAGCTTGGGAAGGTTATAACGTTATTGTTGTTATCCTTGATGAGATTTCTGGCTTTGCAATTGAAAACACAACAGGACACGATCAGGCAAAAACAGGTGCGGCTATATATGACATGTATCGTGCATCGGTAGACTCTCGTTTTCCAGACTTTGGGAAGGTAATTCTTCTTTCATTTCCTAGATATAAAAACGATTATATTCAGGAGAGATATAATGCTGTAGTTGCTGACGTTGAAACAGTTGTTCGTGATCATCACTTTAAAATGGATGAGGACCTTCCAGACGGGACGGAAGGAAATGAGTTTGATATACAGTGGGAAGAAGATCATATACTTTCATATAAGATACCTAGAGTATATGCTTTAAAGAGACCAACTTGGGAAGTTAATCCCGTAAGAAAGATAGAGGATTTTAAAGTTGCATTTTTTACAAACCCAATGGATGCTTTATCACGCTTTGCATGTATGCCACCTGATGCCGTTGACGCATTCTTTAAATCAAGAGAAAAAGTTGAGAAGGCATTTAGTAAGGGTCATCTAGCGGTAGACAATTTTGGCAGATTAGAAGAATGGTTTATACCAGATCCAGATAAAGAATACTTTATACACGTTGACCTTGCCCAGAAACATGACCATTGTGCAGTTGCAATGGCCCACGTTAATAAATGGGTAAACATAAAAGTTACAGATACGTATTCTCAACCAGCACCAATTGTTGAGATAGACGCAGTAAGATACTGGACACCCACAAAAGACAAGTCGGTAGACTTTACTGAAGTTAAAGACTATATTCTTTCATTAAAGACACGAGGATTTAAAATTCGTGTTTGTACCTTTGACAGATGGAATTCACATGATATGATGCAACAGCTAAAACAATACGGCATCAATACAGAAATTCTATCTGTCGCTAAAAAGCATTATGATGATATGGCAATGGTTGTTGCCGAAGAAAGAATTATTGGGCCACACATTCCATTGCTTATAGACGAACTATGCCAGCTTAGAATTATGAGAGACAGGGTGGACCACCCAAGAAAAGGCTCTAAAGACTTGGCGGATGCAGTTTGTGGATCAATTTACAACTCAATAAGCAGAAGTAAATTTGATACAAACCAAGAAATAAATGTCCATACATATGAATCTATGAGCTACGACAATGATTTTGGAACAGAGGCAGACGGAGAAACTAGTTCCTATAATCTTATAAGGGCACCAAGAATGCCAGAAAATTTACGAGACGCAATGGACAGGATGCAAATAATATGAGTACATATCAAGAAAAAGCAAAAGAATGTAAGTGTTGTGGAAAGCATGTTCCACTACCTACTGTATTAAAAGAATATAATGGAATAGTTATTTGCCCAACCACATTCTCTAATGTAATTGAATATAAAAGAATATGGAAACTATCTGGCAGCAGGCCGATGGGAAATATTAGAAAACATTTTTCTGAATATGTTCAGCAAATAGTAGAAGAAACTATTGACAAAAACGAAGACGGCACGATACAATAGATTACTAAGCAACAATAGCTTAGTTGGTTAAAGCCCCGAACTCATAATTCGGTAATCGTAGGTTCAAGTCCTACTTGTTGCACGAAAGGTAAATATGGACGGCGAAGACAAAATGGATTACTATCTTTCAATAGGTGCAATAGAGTTGGCTGGCATGGACTCAGATGGCGAATTTATATTTAACATAACAAATAGAGCAAAAATACTTGCTCCAGAATTGTGGCAGGCGCATCAAGAACATGTTGATGAATCTTTAATTGAGTTATACAATAAAGGATTAATTAATGTTACCTATAATGAGGATCTTGAGGCAGTAATTGAAATGTCTAATGAGGGAAAATTGGCAGCAAAGGAAATGGGTCTAATCGAAATGGATATGGACATGGATATACCAAATGATTAAACACTGCCTTCGTAGCTCAGAGGACAGAGCAGGACTCTTCTAAGGTCTTGGTCGCAGGTTCGACTCCTGCCGAAGGCGCAACGCGGATGTTGCATATTGGTAGTGCCTCTGCCTTCCAAGCAGAAGGGGTCAGTTCGATTCTGATCATCCGCTCAAAAAAATGCTATACTATAATCAAGTCAACTACAATAAGGAGAAATAAAATGACACAAACTACACACCCACTAGCCGCAAAGGTTATTGCAGCAGCAAAGAAATATGCTGATGAGGGATATGCAGAAGGACCAAATAACGATACAGTTTTTGGAAAGCGATACGGAATGAATCACCAACCATGGTGTGCAATGTTCGTTTCAGGATGCTTTGATGATGCAGGATTAGTTCATCTAGTTGCCGCTTCAACAAAGAAAGGCTTTGCATCATGTGATGCAGGAGCACAATGGTTTGCAAAGAACAAGAGAATTGTTCCAATTGGACAAGCACAAGCAGGAGACGTTGTATTCTTTAACTTTGATAAGGAACCAACAGATACAGAGCACGTAGGTATTGTTATAAAGAACGACGGAAAAAATTTGCACTGCTACGAAGGAAACACTTCAGGAAATTCAAAGGGATCACAAGCAAACGGAGATGGCGTATTCCTTAAGAAAAGAGCGTATAGCCTTGTAATGTCAGTTGCTCGCCCAGATTGGGATGCACCAGCACCCAAAGCTGCTACAGTAAAAGCAACTGTAAAGAGTGCGGCTACTGTAAAGAAGCCTGCAATTAAGAAGCCAATGTAATGTACGAATACCACGTTAAAAAAGTAACTAATGTAGTAGACGGAGACACAATAGACGTAGACATTGATCTAGGTTTTGATATATCATTTAGTTCAAGAGTTAGATTGGCTGGAATTGATACACCAGAAAGCAGAACAACGGATAAAGCAGAGAAGGTATTAGGGCTTGAGGCTAAAGAATATATAAAGTCTAAGATTAAAGATGCTAAAGATGTTGTAATTAAAACAGAAAAGATGGATTCATCAGAAAAATATGGTCGAATTCTTGGCTGGTTATTCTTAGATGGGTCTAAAGTTTCAGTTAATGAACAGATGATTGCAGACGGATATGCATGGGGATACCTTGGAGATACTAAGGTTAAGGATTTTCAGGCTTTATCAAAAGCAAGAGCAAAGTCTGGCAAATAGACTATTGTAATCCTTTAGTAGAAATGATATACTCATTATATGCTAAATAAAAAAACTATTAAGTTTTATGCTGCTGCGGAAGATCTATATAAAGTAGAACAACCACCAATGCCAGCTAAATTAACTATACCTGAATGGTTTAAAAAAATACCTGCTGAGGATCCTGCATTAAAATGGGGAGATCCTAGAGATGCCGCTACAGTAAAAAAATGTATGCCTTTTTTAGACTCTCTAACTGCAGGATATATGATTGTTACACCGCAAGATATTAAGATATGCAAAAATGAAACTCAAGGCACAATGGCATATTGGGGTGCTACTCCTCCAGGGGCTGACGTATTATTTGATTTAGATAAACCTTTACACAGAACTCAAGGAATGCCTGTCCCCCACGGCTATAACAATTATGTGTGGCGAATGATTGCTTATCCAAGAATTGAAACCCCTTCTGGGTATAGTATAGTAGTCACTCATCCGTTTAATAGGTATGACCTCCCTTTTCTAACAATGACTGGCATAATTGATTCCGATAAAATTCAATCAAGGATTGCGCTTAATATGTGGTTGCGTGATGATTTTGAAGGAATAATTGAAAAAGGAACTCCTGTTGCACAAATATTTCCATTTAAAAGAGAAGATTGGGTGCATGAATCTTTACCTCCATTTAGTAAAAAGCGGGAACTACAAGACACATTTAAAGTTAGATCAGTAATGAATAGGTCATACATGCGCCAGTTCTGGCAGAAAAAGTCTTACGATTAAATGCCAGTATACGAATACAAGTGCTCATATGATGATGCACATCCAATAATGTCAACGCATAGATCAATCATGGATGAAGATCCAGGATACACATGTGTTGAATGTGAGTCACAAATGTCAAGAACATTCACTCCGTTTGGCATACAGTTTAAAGGTAATGGCTTTTATAAAACAGATAATCCTAAGTAGTTTAAACTAACATTCTGATATAATTACTAAGTAAGCAAAAATATTGCATTACTTAGGGGATCCTTAGTTGACTAGAAAGATTCAATACTTTTTAACCAGCCTGTTTATTGTGGGCTGGCTTTTTCTTTTTGGGCCAAGTGTTGCCTATGGCGATGAAGTTCCAGCACCCGCCGAACAAGTTGTAGTAAGTCCCGCACAGGCTGCAGTCAATACAGCGCTTGCAACAGCAACCACAGAAGTAGCGCAAGCATCACAGGCCTCAGATACAGCAACAGCAACTATTGCAACTGCAGTACAGGCAGTAACAACATCTAACACAGCCGTGGCTGCAGCAAATACTGCAGTAACTGCAGCTACTACTGCGGTGGCGGAAGTATCAAATGTATCTACCGCAGTGGAAACAGCAACTGCGGTTACACAAGCAGTTACATCAACCGTAACGGCTGTTACACAGGCAGTAGCGGCAATCCCAGTAAGCTCTACAACTCAAACACCAGAGGTTGCTACAGCACAGGCAGCCGTTACAGCAGCAGTGCCTGTTGTTGAGTCTGCAACTACAACAGTTATAGCAACAGCAACCCCTTTAATGACAGAAACGCCAACCACGGTTGCTCAAGTAGCCACTGCAATTACAACAGAAGTGGCACAGGCCGCAACAGCCTCTACTGCAATACAGGTAGCTCAGGCGGCAATAGATACCGCAACTGCTACAGTTGCAACGGCAACCACGGCGGTAGCAGCAGTAACTCCTGCACGGACAGAGGCACAAACACAGTTAACTCAGGCAAATGTTGCTATTAATAATGCTCAAGAAGCAGTCAATGCCTTGGCAGCAACAATTGGAACAACAACAAATGTACTAGCAAATACAGACGATGCTGGAATTAGAATGAACCTTCCATTTAATTTACAAATGGGTGGGGTTACATATA